TGAGAAGATTGACGAGCTTCAGGAGAACATAGTGAAGGATATGTTGGAGTTAGTAGGGGCAAAAGAACAGATTATGGAGGTTATTGGTAAAGTTGAAAATAAAGAAATGCTGGCTTTGCTGGAATTACGATTCCTTTGCTATAAGACCGGGGAAGAAATAGCAGACTTGCTGGGGTATAGTGTTGACAATGTTTTTAAGAAGCGAAGAAAGACATTAGAGCAAATTAAATTATAGGGAAAAAACGGTAGGTGAATCGTTGTAATTTGCTTACCAGCTTTTTTGCGTTATAGGGATTGCTGTGGGTTGCTTGGCTTTTTGCAAGATTGATTTTATTCGCGATTGGGTATATAATATTGACAACGAGTATAGGTGGTTTTCCAATATATTTTGGAGGAAGAAGATGGAATACATTTCAATAAAACAAGCATCAGAAAAATGGGGAATTACGAAGAGAAGGATCCAGGTTTTGTGTACCGAAGGAAGAATTGAAGGTGCAACTAAAATTGGTTCATTTTGGGCGATTCCTTCGGAGGCAGTGAAGCCAAGCGATATGAGAATTAAAAGCGGAAAATATGTAAAAGAGAAGGAGTAACGAATGTTTAATCCAGGATTAGAGATAGGGCAGATTTTGAAAAATGCTGATATTGTAGAAAAATTCAAGTGTGGAAATATGGGTGGTATGAGACGTTCCAAAACCACAAATACGCTTGTTATTGTATCAGACTATACAAAAGGAATTTACCATGACAAATGGATAGGTGGAGTTCTTCATTATACAGGAATGGGTAAGTCAGGAGACCAGGATATAAGATGGTCCCAGAATGCGACGCTTGCGGATTCTGATTTTAATGGAGTTGATGTACACTTGTTTGAGGTTATAGATGCCGGAGAGTATATTTACTGCGGAAGAATTGAACTTGTTGATAAACCATATACTGATATGCAGCCTGGTGAGGATGGAAATGACAGAAAGGTATGGATGTTTCCAATTAGACCAGTGCCGGACAATGATGTGAAAAAGCCTCCAATGTTTGTGTTCAAAGATATTGAAGATTATAAGAACAGAGGCAAAAATGTTGATTCGGAATATGCAAAGTTCTTAGAAGAAAACAAGAAGAAAAAAGTGAAAAATAGTAGTGCTGTAATTCCGGTGCAGGTGAGCAAACCAGAACCAAAGAAAATAGTGAATGCGCCTGATGATATTGAGGCAAAAACAGTAAATCATAAAAAGTATGGAGTTGGGCTTATAAAAAAGGTGGAAGGACCAAATATTGTTATTACCTTCAAGAGTGTTGGTGAGAAGACGCTAAACTATGAGGTTTGCATGAAAAATAAACTGCTGGAGATTTTGTAGATGAAAACAATAAGAGTAGTGGCAGCAGTTATCAAGAATGAAAATAAGATATTTGCTACAGCTAGAGGATATGGTGAGTTTAAAGGTCAGTGGGAGTTTCCGGGCGGTAAGATAGAGGCC